GTGCAGATACATCCCCGTCATCCAATCCCTGAACTCCTGCGCCGTTTGCCACGGATTCGGCTGCGTGTGCAGCAACCGATAGACAGGATGGCTCGATGCTTTCGCCTTGCCACCGTTGGCAAGCCTTTCGTAGACGTGCAGCGGCAGCGACGATACCGCGTCCGATATGACGCGAATGCAAGCCGTGTACGCAGAGCACGCCATCGAGTTGTCGGCCGTGACACGGATGCCTGACGGCGTGCGGTTGCTGCCGCCATCGGTCCAGTCGATCCCGCGAAGGTCGAACATCTTGAAATCGGGTACGGCTTGTTCGGTACTCATATGCTCATGATGTCCCAGGATTGTTCGGGCGCTGGTGCCGTCGATGTCGCGTGGATGCCAAGGGCCATAGTCAGGGCCACGATGCCGTCGATTCGCTCGTTGGATTTCTGCTTGCTGGGCTTGATGTTTCCCGCGTGATCGCTCTGAATCGCCACATTCGACGCCTGCCACGCCAGCACCGGATGCCCGCCGTGCAGCAACTTGCCGCCAACCACCAGACCTTCTAACGCCTTGGCCGGGGCACTCATTGAGCCATAGCCCTGCCCAAAGCCTAAGACGTTCACGCCATCACCTTGCAGTTGCGTTGACAGCTGCGTGGCGTTCCAGCGGTCGATCGCCACCTGGCGGACGTTGTATTTCTTCGTCAGCACCATGATGTCGGCCCGCACCTGGTCGAAGTCGGTGACGTTCCCGTGCGTCAGGTGGAGTTTCCCTTCCTTCGCCCACTGGTCATACGGCACACGATCCCGCTTCACCCGCTCCCGCATGTTCTCTTCAGGTATCCAGAAGTGCGGCTCCACCCAGAACCGGCCATCATCCAACTGGAACAGCAAGCAGAAGCAGGTGGTGTCGAACGTGCTGGCGAGATCGAGCCCCGCGAAACACTCACGGCCGTCGAGCATCACCGGGCAAGGCTCGTTGCCCTGCGCCCAATGATCCATCCGCAGCCACCGCGTATCCTGCTCTGTCCACTGGTTCAGGTGCAGACGCCGGAAGGTGTTCTCCTCGCTGGGCATGTCCTGCGCCCGCTTGCACCGCACCCGCAGGTCGTCGAGTTTTACGCTCACGCCAAGGTTCGGATTCGCTTTCTTCCACGTCGCTGCCTTCGTCCAATCGTCTTCAGGATCGGCGGCGTAGATCGCAGGCAGGAAGGTGGGATCTTTGATCGCCCCGTCCTGCACAGCCAGGGCATATTTCCAGATCTCCCAGCAGATGCTCTTGCGGTCAAAGCCTGCCGTGGTGATCGCCACGCACAGCGGCTGCCGCCGGGCTCCCGTCGAGGTGGTCATAACATCCCAGAGTTCACGGTCGGACTGCGCGTGCAGTTCATCGAATATGATTCCGTGCGCGTTTAACCCGTGCTTCGTAAACGCCTCGGCCGACAGTGCCTTGTACGTGGAATGCGTGTCCTCGCGGACGATCGAGTTACGGAACACCCGCAGCCTGCCCCGCAACTTGGGCGAGTTCTCCACGCAGACTTTCGCCATCTCGAACACCAGGCGGGCTTGGTCACGATCGGCGGCACACGAATAGATTTCCGCGCCGGGTTCGCCATCGAAAAGAAGCTTCAAGGCGATGCCAGCACATAGGGTGCTCTTCCCGTTCTTTCGCGGGATTGCCAGCAGTGATGTTCTGAATTGACGAACGTTGCCGTTCATCGTGCCGAACAGCGTGGAGATGTATTCCTTCTGCCACGGCTCAAGTAGAAACGGCTTGCCGCCGAGTTCCCCCTTGCTGTGGGTGAGGTTCTCCTCAAAGAACCGCACCGCAATATCAGCAGCCTTCGCATCAAGCGAACATGCGGGCGTCGTCTTCGTCTGCTTGCGGGCCTTGGTCAACGGCAGAAACCCTTGAAAGTGCAGATGCGGTCAAGCCGAACTGCTCCGCAAACCGGAGCATGTGCAACCGCGAATCCTTTTTGCGATACCACGCCGGGTGATTCATCACGCGGCCCTTATCGTCCATGAACGTGGCCCCGTGCTGCTTTAACTCGGCATCGGCTTTTACCATGTCCGCAAAGGCATCGCAGTAACAGGCCAGCGTCTGCTGGTGTCGCATGCTCATCACCTTGGACGCTTCAAGCATCGGCACGATACGTGCCCACTCGGTCTGCCCGATCTCGCACAGATATGACGGCGGGTCTGGAATCCCCGGCGGTGCGTCGATGCCTGTCTTGTGCGGCCCGCGAATGCGTGACCCTCGCAGGCTCAAGATCGCCTTGGCTACCGGCTTCCTGCCTTTGCCCATTACGCCACCCTGAGAAATGACGGGAACCGTGGCACGCCGCCATCAGTCAACGACTGAAACTTAAACGTAACAAGCGTGCCAACCTTTGGCGGGCATCGCCTGGCTGCATCCGTCAGCCCTGACGATAGGCGGAACTCCTTGCCGTCTGCCAGACGCATCACCAGGGCACCAACTGCGGAAGCGTTCCTGCCGGTGCCGCATTCGTAGCCGATCACGGTGGCCTCGGCATCCTGAAACGTCTTGACCTTGAGCAGCGTTGCCGATCGCTTTCGCTCGTAGGTACTGCCCGGCTGGCGAAGCATGAGCCCCTCACCTCCGAGGTGCTCGACGCGGGCCAACTCCTCCAGCAGATCGCCGCTGCCGCTGCACTGCCGCTGTGGCAAAGCAAAGGCCACGCTGCCGCTGATCGCTGCACGCATTGCCGCTTGCCGTTCCTCAAAACCGCCGGAAGCCAGCGGGGCATCGAACGCTGCGAACCGGATTGAACGCCACGCATCGCCGCCGTCATGCGACCGCACCAGGCCAACCGTCTGCTGGAACTGGCCGAGACCAATCCAGAGTTCACCATCGAGCGGCTCGCCCTTTGGCAAAGCATCCACGAACCACTGCGGCGCGTGAATCTGCTGCCCTGTGCGTGTGGTCAATGTGCGGCAATCCCACACGGCCCGCACGCCGTCGAGCTTCTCGGAGATCCACCAGCCGGTGGGATCGGAACCGCTCCAGTTCTTTGCAAGCAGTACGGCCATCACTCCACCTCCAGCCAGAGTTGTGCCAGCGTGATCGGTGCAGGCTCGCATTCCTGCGGAGAGATCAGCCAACGGTAGAAGCCGCCGTCTGGATGGTGCGACGGTGGCAGCACCGACTGTGCAGGCTTGCCACCAAGACGCACTTCAAGCGTGTCGTGCTTGACCCAGCCGCATGGCGGGATCGCATCAACAAGCCGGAAAAGCCTGTGCTCTCCGCGATGGCTGGCCCAGGTTGGTGTCATTGCCGGAAGTCGCATCTGCTTTGCCAGCCGCTTGCCAGCTGCGTCGTCAAACTCCACGTCGATCAGCCCGCCATGCCCCAGCAAAATGCCGACGTTGTAGCCACTTTCCAGCCACGCAGCGACCACTTCGGGTGATGTTGAAGCAGTGTTTTGCCACGCCATGCCGAGCGGTTTCTTTGAACGTCGCCCCACCTTCACGCACGCTGCGCCGTGGCCGATCAGCGCCGCCAGGTCCGCATCGCAAGAGACACAAGTTGCCATTGGAAGAACTCCTTTCGAGATGAGTCACGCGGGCAATCCTACGCAAAACATCATCGACTTTTCAATGGGCAATACGTGCATTTTGTTCTAGAAAAATAGACCTCAGACGCACTTTTGCTTGTCACGAAATACGCGCCACAACTCGCTGCGTAGCCTGCATCGCCAGCCAAGTTGAGACCGCCCCGCACTAGCCTGACGGTTAGCGAAGGCGGCAGGCCCGATGCGGCGGCCACTAGGGGGCGTTTAATTCGGCCACGCGTACGCGCGGCAACCGGGTGGTTTGTTACAGCGGGGTGCCGCTTATGATCCAAACCGCCCCACCCGGCCTATTTTCACAGCGGTTTCCATCGCCGTCTTCTTGCTGTGGCACCGCACGCATAGCGTTTGCCCACTGCTTATGTCGTACCTCGATCGGCCGTCTTCGCAGCGGTCAGTGCCAGCCACGATTGGCGATACGTGATCGGCGTGAGCTTCTCCCTTGCCACCACACACGCGCCCGCAAGAGCGGCACTGCCACGCATCACGCATGAGCACGGACAGACGCCACTGCTTGTGTGACTTGTCGCAGTAACCACGGGCAGCCGCGTTGGGCCTAGCCGGTCCAAGACGTGGCGGCCTGTGGCTGGGCATCCGTGTAGGCATGGGCCTAGCTCTTGAACATCACGAAGCCGGTCGTGCCCGTGCTGTTGGTCGTGGCGCTGACGATCTTGAGGTACTCAGTGCCGAACACTTCATCGGGCAAAGCGTATGCCCGGCCTTCTGTGGTCGAGGCGGCCAGCGTCAGGTCAGCCACGCTGCCGTCCACCTTGTACAAGCGGCGGAACGCACCAGTAGGGGCGGAACCCACCCACATCTGTAGCGACGCGGCAGCGGTGCTCATGGTGCCAAACGAGACTACAGCCCCTGCAACGTCACGCATGTCGAGCGTGGTCGCCAGGCTGGTGGCTGTATGCAGCGTAATATCGAAATCCCGGTACTTACGGCTGATCGTGGCATCGGACATATGTGGTCTCCTGTGCCTCTAGGCTAGGCATCTGTGCCGTTCCCCTTGCAGTAGCAGGGTGGCCCGCTTCTCAATGAAGAGCGCAGTTGGCCGGATGTTCGCTCTATAGCGCAACTATCTGGAAATGCCGGATAGTTGGCCGGATGTTTTCGCTGTACCGCAACTGTCAGAAAGTGACAGTTTGTGTCATGTCCCGTCGCAAAAAAACTGGCACCCGCTCACTCCAGAATCTCCATCAGTTCCGCCGGGATCATGGCCCGCACCGCCTCCAGTGCATGCACCTCGTCGGCGCTGGGTGTGCCGTATTTGATACGTTGGCGACAGTGCTCCGCGATCCGCTCTAGGGCGATTAGAGCGGCAGTGCCAGCCAGGGCGGCGCGGTGTTCCATCGCTTCATCGGGCAGGCTGTAGGTGAGCGTGGCGCGTGGCATTTATAGCGAAGTTAATACGGTTTATCGACGCTACACCGGGCGTGTGTACGGTGCGGCCGTAGTGTAGCGATTTCCAGTTTCCAGAACGTGATAGCCCATGGCCTATCAGAGACCGCCCAAATCATATCAGCGAAGCCATCATTTTTGATGCTTTTCGCATACGGATTCGGTTGCAAACCCTATGCACTTTTTCTTAAAGAACGAGGTTTCCGACGCCGGATACTGCTCGGTGATACTAGGCCGTATGCTGGTGCGATAGCGTCATAGCAAAATTGCTATGGCACGATCTAAGGTGAAGAGCGCACTAGGCTCCATAAAAGTTGATGATCTCAAGACACGCTTGGGCCAGCGTGCCGCACACCTTTGACGAATGACCTCGCAGCCAAGGGCTTACGGAAATCCTTGGAATCCCTACAAACACGATTGCAGGCTTGCCGCCCTGCCGGGCGTAGACCAGTTCCATTGCCGTTCCCCAACTGGGCCGCTCTGCGTTCACCAGAACGATGTCAGCCTCATCAAGTCGCTCAAGGTCGTGCTTGATAATGTCGGCCGCCATATCGCCTTCCCGGCCGCGACAGTCGAAGTCCATCGGGTCGATGACGGCGTGGACCGGTTCCAGTATCCGGCGAGCCTCTGCCCGCCATGCCTTGCACTCCTCGTCTGTGCAGCCGTTGATCGGCCCTGCCAGATAGACCTTGAGCATTGCTATGCCACCTCCGCGTCGAATAGCGTGCTTTGCGTGTCCTCGCGGAAAACCCTTGTCTCCCGCTTGTACCGCTTGATCACCAACTCCAAGGCCTCGCCATAGGTCAGCCATGGCAGGTCGCGGCGAATCTGCATTGCATCGCGCCACCAGTTGGTCGAGTCCACGCTATCCAGCCGCCGAATGTGCGTGTACCGACGCAAGGCCCAACCGTGAATGTGAATGTCCTCTGGCACGTTTTCGCAGACCCAGCGGACGAATCGCTCTTTGCCCTCGCGTGGCGGGGCCAGACCAACCCCGAGCCAGTTGCCCCGCTCGCGGGCCAGCGGAACCAGCTCCTTAATCAGTTCCGGCGGATCGGTGTCGTGGATCGTGGGGAAGCCCAGCGGCATGGCATCGTAGTTGGCGAGGCTCTTGCGCCAATCGCCGGAAATGTCGTCCAGGCCCGCGATGGCATCGGCATGGCCCACCCAGCGGGCAGCCCATTCGCCATAGGCCACGATGTCCACGGGCTTGCCGGTCGTGAAGGCCGAATAGGCTCCGCTGTCGATCAGCACCCGCCTGAAACTCTGCTGGTACTTGTCGAGCCAAGGCGAGTAGCAGGCGAACGAAAACAGGACCGCCATCTCAGCGGCGTGCTCGGCCTGCTGCTGCGTATTGGGCGAGGCTAGGTAGACGTTCACGCCAGCCCCCACGATTTGTGGTTCTGGGCGCACATCGTGAACTCCGGGTGCGTTTTCACCCACTCCAAGCAAGCGTGCAGCGACCGCTCGCTGCCTGCCATCGGCTGAACGTAGCGATAGGCAAATCCGGTATGGCTTAAGTCGAGGTCGTCTAGGTCGAGTCCATTGAGGCCCGGCACGAGCTTGAGTTCCGCGCCGTCACGCTGCACGAAATCCTTAGAGTGCGGCGAGACTGACAGCCACCACCAAGAGCCCTCCACTTTGCGGATGCCGCTGGTGGCGAGGCACGGCTTAAAACCCGCATCCCATAGCCCGCGACTGAGGCCGGAAAGGTCTTGGTCGGTCGGCTCGCCGCCCGTGACCCAGACGTACTTGGCCCGCTTGTGCTGATCTCGGAGCCGCTGGCACTTGTCCACGATCCGCTCCACCGTCTCCTCCATGTGGAATCGGTAGTTCGTGTCGCAGGTTGGGCAGCCCACGCTACACCCGGCAAGCCGGATGAAGATCATCGGCTCGCCCGCGTAATGGCCCTCGCCTTGGATCGTCCAGAAGATGCCCTGCTGCGCCAGCTTGATCATGTGGTGATTCCTTTCACCACCGAGCCTACGCGCATCGTCAAATTGGTCTACCCCGTTTAGACGCTACATAGTTGGAAGAGCGCAGTTCAGATCGCCGGGTCCGCTGGCAGCAGCGCAACCGCGTCGGCCCATGGCATGACCTCAACGCTCGCCCCTAGCACCTGCTGATCCGCTGCCGCCCACATTGCGTGGAGCAGCCCGCCGGGAGCGATCTCAGTGAGAACGTCGGCACAGAGCATCAACCGCCCATCGGTGAGCACTCGCGGCATCGGCACGCAATTCGTGGAGCCGTGTTCCGCGTGGAGTTCCGCGAGCCTGCCAGCCAGTTGGGGCGTGAAGACCAGGGCCAGAGCCTTGGCGTCGGCGTAGGAGATCGGGAGCGTGAGGTCGGAGAGCTTCACAACTGCCTCCCTAACGAAGTCTGGAAAGCCTGCATGGCGGTGTAATAAGCGGAGGCTTGCGAGTCCGTAAACGCCAGCCCGATTGAATAGCCCTGCAACGTGGTCGCAATGCGTTGGTCAACGGCACCCTGAATGTTGCGAGCAAAAACACGCAAAACAGGCGGTAGGTCCGTTGCGAAGGTGACAGCGCTGCTCGTGGTGCTTGTGAGGTTCAGATTGCTACCGTTCCGATACATCGCACCGCCTGAACCGGAGCGCTGCGCGATCATGTGCCCGGTGCGGAGTGCTGACGCACTTTCGATGCCAGAACCGCTAGGCCCACCTGATCGGTAGAACTGACCAACGGAGCCGGTGATTCCGTTAATGAACCACTGGAGCAATTCCTGCGGCGCGGTTGACCGCCCAGATGCGATGACAGCGCCCGTCGTTGTGTTGCCTCCGCGCGAATAAAAGCAAAGGTGAGAGTTGTCGTGCGTGATTCCGGCGTTAAACGGAACCAGCCCGGTGTCTAAGGATTTGGTAGTGTTCGTTGCCCCAGTTCCAAGCCCGCCGCTCGTTCCTGTCTCAACATAATCACCACTTACAAAGTTAGCGTTGGTGTCAGTGGTGTTTCCCCATTGCGTTGCGGTGCGACTCGCCCCGCGATACAGCGGAACTAGGCAGGCTTCCAATCCGGTGCCGCAGAAAAGATTGAGACGCAACAGCGTTTCGCGCAGGCCGGATGCCGCGTCGATGCTGCGGCAGAAGTTGCTGACAGCCGTGAGCGTCGATCCACTCACTGTGCCGCCGTTGGCAATGACGGCGTTGCGCCACACCTGTGCTTCTGGGTGGAAGCCAGTAGAGCGAGGCCGAAGGAGCCGGGCGGACATTGGCATTGGTAGTGCGCTCTTGGGGTGATATAGCGTCGCGCTAGTTCTGTGCGTCTGTCCTAGCAGGCCGTGCAAGTACCTGCTGAATTTCACGCTGGCCCGTCGCCAACTCTTGAAGCGTCTCGGACTGCTGTTCCATGGTGTGCTTCGTCGCTTCTAGAAACTCGACGTGGCTCTTCACTACCGGCTCGACCACGCTGCTGTGGATCGCTATTGCAGCCTCTCGCGTCATCCAGATTCCAACCGCCAACAGCACGACCGGAACGCCAAAGCGTTCAGCCACGCGGATGCAGGCTTCGAGCATGGACTGTCGTGATTCGTCTGTCATCGTCGCCGCATCTCCGTCTGCCAGCCTAGGAGTTGGATTCGATTGCTTGCAGATTCCAGCCACCACCGCAGCACTGCCTTGACGATCTCTTGGATGAGAACACCCAGCACCAAGGTCAGAATGATGCCCATCTGGTAGTTCTGCCTTTCGCTCCGCTCGATGCTGCGGGCGATCTCGTCCGTAACGATGCCGTATTGCTCCGGCCGCGTCTGGCTCATGGCGACGTGCGGCCACTTGCGGACCACGCGGTGTGCCAGCCTCGACACCAGGGCTTTCCCGGCCATGTGCCGCCTGGCTGAGAGCTTCGACCACACGTAGGCGTCGAGGTCTTCGAGGCTCATAGTGGGCACCTCCCGTTTACGCAGGCGGCCTTGGGTTTCTTCCCGGTGCCTTTGCAGATAGGGCAAATCGTGGAAACGCGACCATCTCCGAGCCGTCCGAGGCCACTGCAATTTTCACAGGAATCGGTTGTCGGCTTGATGGGCGTTGCCGCCTGGTAGACCAGCATGCGTGCAGCCTCGCAGGCGAGATCCGCAGACAGGGAAGGGTCGGATGGAACCGCAGCTGCGGCCATCATCATCACGCCAACGACTAGGGCAGCGGTCTTCATATGATGTCCCCTAGTCCCCAGTTGGGGAGCTTCTGTGCAGGCCAGCCGTTAACGCCGCTAAAGGCAATGGCATAGCGCCCGCTGATGGCTGACCACTTGGCCCAGAACCCGCCTTCAGGGATCTCCAGCGACGTGCCGAGCACCTTCCGGCTGCCGCTGTTCCACCGGCCCCAACTGTTCTGCACCATCACGAGCGGCTCGCCGTACTTCGCCTTCGTTTCCTCGCGGTCGTCAAACCCAAGGTAGGCAAGTGCGTGGTGCCACGTCGCTGCAGACCGTGGCGAAAACCCATTGGCATCACGTTCGTTGCTGAACGCTTCCGAACCGCAAGACGAGATGCAGTAGCCGTTGGCAAGCAGGTCACGCACCTCTTCGAGCGTCCTGGCCCGCGTGGCGGTTCGCACCAGGTGGTCGCTGCCGATCTTGCGAATGTCTTGGCCGGGCGACTTGGCCCCGTAGATGCCAGCGTTTCGCCCGCTGTACTTCGTCAGGTCCGCAATGCCTGGGTAGTTCTTCCGCAGCCACAGGCCCGAGTCCTTCAGCACCACCTCGGCAGCGTGATCGCACGACCAGCCGTCGCCGCCGTGGGCGCGAAACCAATAGATCGACTCCGTGGACAGCACGCCGTCCTTGCGTGCTTCGTCCGACAGTTCGGGCACGGATTCCAGAATGCCCGTCACCTCGTCCGCGTTCCCGGCCACGATCTCGCAGGCCAGCGTGCCAAGGCAGGCGTTTCGAGTTGAATGGCTGACGCAATCGCCACGCTCCTGCGCCTTCGCAGGCAAGGCACCGGGGAACGCCTGCTCAATCGCCATCCACGGTGCCGAGAGCTTCCCGGCACCGGAGCCGAACAGCCCATATCGTCGGCATGTGGTGCCGCCGTCCGGTGCCTGGCCCTGCTGGAGCAGGAAGAGCGTCAGCCGCTCAGACGCGGCCGGGTCGGCGTAAACGCCACGCAATCCTGACAGGTATTCGGCTTGGGCTTCCCACGGCATGCGTCAGCCCCTCCCAGCGCCGCACCACGCAAGAGCGTTGCACAGGTCGATATAGGCCTGGCGAACCTCTGGGGTGACCGGCTTCACGTCCAATCCTATCGTGTCTGCGAAGGCCCGCTCTACGGCTTCGCCCAGCCCGGCGTACTTGTCCTGTGGGTTCGCACCGAGTCGCCGCCAGCCGATCCGCACAGCGATGATTTGGAACCCACGCAAGGCTCGCGTGTCCGTGAAGACCGGCTGCGTATCGGTCGCATCGCCACGCACCACAGCGGCAGACTTTGACCACAACTGTGCCCACAGAATCCGGTCGATGGGGTTCGCCGTGGCCATGATCCGGTGAACGTCCGAAACTTTTGTCTTCATCGCCGCGTCAGGCTCTTCAATGGTGATTTCAGTCGGTGCGGATTTCTTGCAACTCTCGACGCCGAATAGCGCGAAGCATCCAAGGCAGAACGCTACGAGTAGCCGAGTGGTCTGGTTCATTTCTTCGCCTTCGAGGTGCCGCCGAGCATCACGTCGATCAGCTGCTGGCACAGGGCAACGCCTTCGGTGCAGCCAGACGCCTTCAGCCGCGCCGCAAGGTCTAGCACCGTGTGCATGTCCTTTTCAGTCACTGAGGCTTTTTCAGTTTGGCCTTCCACCGGACGCGACGACCACGCGGCTTTGGCTTTTTTGACCACAGCGGCCACGGCTGGAGCAGCGATGAAAGCAGCCGCGCCAACGGCAGCGAAGACACGAACCCATGCTGACACGTCATAGGTCATCGCACCTCCTCAACCTTCAGTAGGCAGCGACGGATCAACGCCTCGCCCTGCGGCGTCTTGAAGATGTCGGCAAGCAGCCGCACGAACTGGTCGTCGGTCTGCGAGTTCGTTTTCGACGCCAGCCACTCGGCGGCATCGCTCACGACAAGACCCTTTTTGTACGGGTCGGTCTCGTTTACGAACCGCTGGCCGTAGCCGATCAGCGGTGCCCATTGCTGGAGCAACGCCAACTGCTGCCAGATCGAAAGACCTTGGCCGTACTTCTGGGCTTCGTCGGGCGTCATCTCGTAAGTCATTTGGCATCTCCCGTTTGTTCCCCTGAGTCTGCCCCGCCTTCGTCGCCCTCTTGCAGTTCGTCCCCGTTCACAGTCTCGTTGCAGTAGTCGTAAAAGAAATCGAAACAGTCGCGGGTTTCGTGGCGAACGTCCTTCACTTCCAGCCGAAAAGGGAATTTGAAATGGTCGCTGTCCTTTACCGTGCCGTCACCTTCGCAGAGGTAGATCGACATGTACTTCTGGGAGAAGTCGATTACGATTTTTCCAAGCGTCTGGCTGCCATACTGGTCGCTCATTACTCGCCCTCCCCAAAGTTCCGCAGGTCAGGCGGCAGTTCCACTTCACGCACCTCAAACGATGTCGGCTTCGTCACCTGTCGCTCATGCCGCGTGTGTGCGTCCCACCGGGCTTGAATCTCCCGGCAGGCCTGGGCGATCTCGCGGGGCGTCGGGTCACGCTGACGCAGCGGCTTGAACCGCAGGCGGCGATCGTTCCGCAGCGGCAGCTGCCACACGTCACGCAGGCGGATGCACTGGTCCTTTGTAATTTTCCACCGATCGCACAACGCCGAGATCGGCATGTGCGTAGCCCAATCGGCACGGAAAGCCGTGATGCTAATCGTTGCTGTGTTGCCCGCCATCCGTGGCCTCCGGCATCCAGTGCATGACAGTCCGCATGGCAGGGTCCAGGTACATCTTCATCTTCGTCCGCTCTGTCATCGTCCGCGTAAAGGGAACGTGCTCGCAGTCGCTGCCGTCGTACGTGCCCTTGAGGTAGGCGTACGTGTCGTAGATCGCCATGCCGCCGAAGGCGCTTGCCACCGGCACCGGCGGCGAACCGACAGGCGGCAGCCAAGAGTGTTTCCAGCCGCCAAGGCCCGCCGTGTAGTCGTCGAAGGATGAGTTCAACCGCAAGGCCCAGGCGTCGTAGTGAACCCAACCCTTCCCGAGGCGTGGCTTCTGGTCCTCACCCATCTGCATCTGCGGGTGCTCGATCAGCGACACGCTCGCCATGCCTGCCGCGTCTGGTGTCTCGTGCATCCGCCCGATGCCGTGCAGGAAGCCCGAGTGCGACCAACCGCCCCAGGCGTCGAAGTCAATCGCCACCACGTAGTCGGCATCAGACGCATGTTCACGGACCCACCGCTGACACGCAGTGCGGTACTCGGCAAGCGCCTCCGTGCGGCGGCCTGCGAACTCGCTGGTGAATTGCTGCCGGTCGAGTCGCTGGCTTAGAAACGTGGCCTGCGGGTAGTGCCTACAGAAGTCGATCAGCACCTGGTCGGTGGCGTCGGTGTTGTCGTTTGTCTCGATATGCAGTCGCCACTCCCGGCATTTCTCGGCAAGCCTCTCCAGCCGTCCAAGGTTCGCCTGCAAGTGCAGTGCACAGTTTCGGGCCAGCCCCACGAACACCACGCTGGCGTCGGAAAACTCCTGTTCTCCGATCTCGACGTGCCGCATGTAGTCAGCGGCGAACGGCTCCAGCGGGTACACGAGGTGCTCGGGCACGTTCATCGTTGGACCTCGCCGAGAGCGTTGGAGAGCCAGCGGATCTTCTCTTCGTGCGGGAACACGCCGCATGGGTGGTAGACGAGATCACCGGCCTGCCAATGCCCGCCGATTTCGTCGTGTGCGTTGGCTGGGCGATTCCACACGCACGAGTTGAACGCACGAAGCGGGGCAACCGTCAGCACGTCGCCAAGTGCGTCAGCGTTGGTGCCCAAGAACGTCTGCCACTGGCAAGGCAGCAAGCGCCACTGCTCTTGCGTTTCGGAAAGGTGATTCGCCAGCCACCTTGAATGGAACGTGTTGCGCCACACCATCGAACCGCAGTTGATGCGGTTCCAGGCAGTGATGCCCTCTTCGCACACCGTCACGTTTGGCCCGAGACACGCCAGAGACTCGATCGGCACGGCCATGTTCGTCAGGATCGCGTCGGCGTCGAGCGTCCAGATCAAATCAAATCGGTCGAGGTAGTGGCACAGCAGATCGGTACGGACCACTGCCGTGTCGTAGGGCTGGTTGTCTGCCACCAGCGAATAGCCATGACGCAGGCAATATTCGAGCTTGTTGGGCATCGTCAGCGCGGCAACGTCGCGGATGTTCTCCGAGACGCTGGTGATGATTGCAACGCTCACTGGATTCGCACGGTAGTTCGTGCCTCCGTGCCGTAGGTCTTCTCGATCACCAGCCGCCGAACGTGCGTGTCGTCGAAGAACTCGCCCAGCGAATCGAGCACCGCCTTGGCGATGTTGTCGGCATCGGGGCGGGGCAGGGCCGGGGCGGCAGGCTTCACGCCGCTTTTGTTCATGTGCGACTTCGGGCGAGCGAATACCGCGTCGATGATGACTTCGACGGGTTCGGCCAGCGGCAGCAGCCCGGCCACCTGGGCAGCCATCGCAATACACTCGCGGTACTCATGCACCGGGTGTTTGGCGGGAACGTACGCACGGGCGAACCCGCCAACTGTCGAAACTCTGGCACGGGGCTGGGGCACCGGGTCGCCCGGAACCGAAAACGTGATTGGCTTCATGCGCCGATCATCGCCAGCACGTCAAGTTTTCGCGGCGTAGTACAGCCCGATGTTGGCGAAGGCGTACCCGAGATAGGCCACGCCAAGCGCGTAACGTCCGTGGTACATCAGGTCGCCAGCCACGTAGAGGTATATGAATCCGCACAGCGCGATCAGCCAGGGTGCCATGGTGATGCCCTCAGTCGTTCGATGTTCTTGGCCTTGATCGCGGCAGCACGCTCGGCAATCTCGTCCGGCGTGGGGTCAACGAACCGCCGGGTGTACTTGTCGCAGCGGTCTTCAATGCCGCACCGCTCCCGAAACTCGTGGAGCGTCTTGCGGTTCACCCCGAAGCGCCGGGCAATCTCATGCACCGGCACTTCGGAGTTCCACCATTCACGCAGTTTCTCTTCGTCCAAGGTCAGTCCTTCGCCAGCGGCATCACCACGCCCGTGTGATCGTCACAGCGAAACACTACCGCACTCGCAAAGTCGATCGCCTGCACGCTCACGGTGGGCTCGCCATCCGCAGGCAGCCCCGTCAGCCACTCGCGCACGTAGATCGGGTCAAGCTTCACGGCACACTCGATGCCGAACTCGACCAGCGGACACGTAACAGACGATTCCCCGGCCTCGGCACTTTGGCCGTGCAGCCAGATGCCATTGGCAGCGAAGGCGAAATCCACACCCTTCGACGCCTCACTGGTGCAGATCGCCGCCGCCCGCGTAGCGCTCAGCAGATCCGAC